CGACGGCGAAATCCCTTTCTAAGGAAACGCAATGAGCTACGCGACCCTGGTACTTGGAGAGAGCGGAACAGGCAAAACCTGTTCGCTCCGCAACCTCGACCCAAAAAACACACTTCTGATCCAGCCGGTCAGAAAGCCCCTACCCTTTCGCTCAGCCGGGTGGAAAGAGATCAAAGCGAAAGGCGACGGGAACAACATCCTCGTCTGCTCGAACCCGCAGGCAATCATCAATTGCATGCACGCGAGCCCGTTCGACGTGATCGTCGTGGACGACTGGCAGTACATCCTCGCCTCGATGTACATGGCTGCACGCAACGTGAAGGGGTTCGACAAGTTCACAGAGATCGGCGGGGCCGGATTCGACATTGCCAAGGCCGCCTCCGAGCTCGGTGAAAACAAGCGCGTCTACGTCCTCGCTCACACGACCTCTGATGAGTTCGGCAACACCCGTATCAAGACATTGGGGAAATTATTAGACGACAAGATCGTTGTCGAGGGCATGTTCACCACAGTCCTTCGGACGCACGTCGAGAACGGACGCTATCTCTTCTCAACTCAGAACTCAGGCTCTGACACAGTCAAATCGCCGATGGGAATGTTCTCGGAGCAGTACATAGAGAACGACCTCGCGGCAATCGACCGCGTCATCTGCGACTACTACGGCATTACTAACGAAAAGGAAAACGAAGAATGATCACTACCTTTACCATGAACCGCAAGTCTGCGGAAAAGGTTGCTGGCTTCAACGGCATCGACAAGTCCGGCAAGTACGTCGGCACCCTCACACAGGTTGAAGTCGCCGAAAGCAAGGCGGGCGCGACTTACGTTGAGTTCGCCTTCAAGGCGCTTCGCTGGACCGAGTGCGGTGAGGCCGCCGAAGAGCGCGGCGAGAAGATGGCCTTTATCCGCCTCTTTGTCTCCTCTCGCAACGGCGACCGGACCTTCGGGGCCGACATCATGGACGCGCTGCTTGCCGTGCTCAAGCTCGATAAGGTTGAGGCTACGCAAGCGCAGGTCTTTAACCGCGACGGCACGAAGCGCCCGGGCTATCGCATCGGCGCGCTCGAGGGCCAGACCATCGGCTTGCTCCTCCAGCGCGAGAATCGCGAGTATGAGCACGAAGGCCAGATCAAGACGACCTACCAGATGAACATCATCACGCCGTTCCATCAGGTTACTGGACAGAACGCAAAGGAAGTCCTGAACAACCTCGAGGCCAAGGCAGTCGAGGCTAAGTTCAAGAACCTCAAGGACAAAGAAGCCAAGCCCGTCACGCCGTCGGCTCCGGTTGCGCACCCCTACGACGACGCTCCGCTTGACGACAACCCCTTTTGATCGTAGGAAACGAACCTTTACTCGTCGCACTGCCCGTCGCATTGCCTATTCAGTGTGCTACGACGGGCCTCCGTTGCCCAGGTGAAGGAAAGCCTACGACTACATGTAAACCCAAGCCCTCGGCACGGAGCTGGGGGCTTTTTGACAACGCGCCTCTGTTTCGTTCCTGCTTGCTATAATCCCTCTGCAAGCACATTGCTTACAGGAGGTTACATGCAAGCAAAAGACATTAAAAAACAAGCGGCTGCAAAAGCGAGGAGCGCGGCCCTAACGCCAGATCAAAGATCAAAAATCGCAGCTAAAGCGGCCCTTAAAAAGGCTGGGTATCCAAGTGCAGAATACGTCGGCACGCTCTCTTTAGGGGGCGCACAAATACCGTGTGCTGTCCTTGATAACGAAAAACGAGTTGTCTGGGAACGAGAAGTTGTTGGTCTTTTAACTGGCAACAAGAAGGGCGGCCTGGATCGATACCTCGCACCAACAAATTTGCAACCGTTCGTTCCTGAAAAATTCAAAAATGGGCTTGTTGCAGAAACGGCAATCGTCTTCGAAAAAGATGGGACAAAATGTCACGGTTTCGAGGCAGAAGATATCGTCCAACTTTGCAGAATGTATCTGTCAGCCCGGCGCGCAAATGCTTTACTTCCGAATCAACTCCACCTTGCCGCACAGGCAGAAATTATTATTTTAGCTTTAGCGGAAGTTGGGATAACTGCTCTAATCGACGAGGCAACTGGATACCAGTATGTCCGCAATAGGAATGCACTCAATGCCTTGCTTGATAAGTATCTGCTAAAAGAATATGCGGCTTGGGCAAAGAGATTCCCAGATGAGTTTTACCAACAGATTTATCGACTTCGAGGATGGACATACCCAAATGTATCAAAAAATCAGCATCCCAGCGTTGTTGGGAAATACACCATCGATATCGTGTACGACAGAATTGCCCCTGGGCTTGTTGAAGAACTCGAAAAGCGAAATCCAAAAACAGACACTGGTCGGCGTAAGACAAAACATCACCAATGGATGACTGACGATATAGGGCATCCAGCTCTATCAGCCCACATCCACGCAGTAATGGGATTAATGAGAGCGTCGGACAGCTGGACTCAATTCATTGCATTGCTAGATCGAGCCTACCCCAAAAAAGGTTCTCAAATTCCACTACTTACTTGCTGAGTTCTAATTTTCTCAATCGGCCCTGCCCTAACCGGCGGGGCTTTTTCATAGGTACCCAAAATGAAACTCTACGAAATCGCCCCGGCGCTACGCTTTGCGCTGGATGACATCGTCGTCGACGAGGAGACTGGGGAAATCCTCAATGCGGACGCGCTCCACGCCGTCGAAGCAGAAGCCGCTGAGAAGATCGAAGCCACCGCGCTCTACCTCCGCGAGCTCGATGCCGAAGCCAAAGCCGCCAAGGACGAAGCCGACCGCATGATCGCCCGCGTCAAGTCGATGCAGAAGCGCTCCGACTACCTCAAGGCAATGCTCCTCGATGCCCTGCACGCGACCGGGAATGTCAAGACCGCCCGCGTGACCGTCTCGATCCGCACGACGCAGGCCGTCGAAGTCTCCGAAGGCGCAAACCTGCCCGAGGCCTACACGACCGTCAAGACGACCGTCAGCCCCAACAAGATCGCCATCAAGCAGGCACTGCTCGACGGCGTCGAGGTCTCCGGTTGCCACTTGGAGGCACGCGAGAGCGTGAGCATTAGATGAGAAATGGGGGATACATCGGAGTGAGGGCAGACAAAGCCCTCGAACTCCTCGGCGAGAAAGGCCCGATGCGCATGTCGGCGCTGCTCTGCGCGTTGGGCCTGCGTCCGCAATGCTCGTCATTCAAGACCACCGTGTGGAAGCTTGTCGACGCGGGGATTTTGTCCGTCACGGACGATCATGACACGCTCGTGAGCCTGACTGACCAGAAGTACGCAGAGCCCGCCGCGGCCCGCGACGAGTACCGTGCGTACAACTCCGAGAAGAAAGCCGAGAAGAAGACCGAGGCCAAGGCCGTGATAATTCCTCCGGTCCAACGCTCAATGATCGAGGACATCGCCTTCGGAATGGCAGAACAAGGAAGAAAAGAATGAGAGTTAAGGAAGCTCTTCAAAAACCCCTGTTCCCAAGCCGAATTGAACAAAATTGTTCCGTTCGGTTTTTCTTTACAACG